GTAATCACGGCGGAAGATTTGGACGTAGTTTCCAAGACGCGCACGGCCAGAGAACTTATCGTCAAAGGCGGTGATGTCGGTTCCTTCCGAGATACCAGTGGTTTGCGGTGTAGCCAGGCTGTCAACAACCCACTCATGGAAAGTGGATGTCGCTTTGCTTTTAGAAGCAAGAGACAGGATTGGTGTTTCTTCAGGAGCGAGAATGGTAAGAACATCGCTGAGATCCTCACGGTTGCCAATGGCGGGACCAGTCCCGGTTTTGGCGGTTGGAGCTGACGGTTGATAGGTATTACTAATAGGCATTGTTTTGAATAGTTTAAGTTGTCATTTCATTTGAGCAATCCTAGCTGCAACCCAGTCATCGACATTACCAGTTTGTTCAAACCTTGTGTATGCTTCTTTGACTTTGACTTTGGAGTTTTTGCTTCCCATTGCAACTCCAGCACCTACAGGAGAAGCGGGCGGTTCTGCCTTCAACTTCTTACCTGCGCCTGCTGCAATTTGGGCTTTCTTTCCAAAAATCGACTTTGCTGCATGAGCCAGAATATACTCAACTTGCATTCCAAGTTCGGGGATTTCCTTCTTTACCCGTTCGATCAAGGGGTCTGACACCAATGCCTTGTAGTTCTTTGCAATCTCCGACTTTTCATCTTTGATCTCTGGAACTTCTTTTTCTGCCGCTGCCCTGTATTGTTCCCCCATAGTCTGAAGGTGACTCAACTTGGCAAGATGCTGATGCTGTGCAGGCAAATACTTGGTAATTGCCTCTCTGGCATTCCGATTGGCTTTGCGGATTTGTCTCTTGGTGAACTCTTTGTCTCCGACACTGATGATGTCATCAGGACCGTAGTCTTCATGTTCCTCAAGAATCTGGTCCGTTGTTTCTAGGGTTTGCTCAAACTCTTTGTATTTCGCCGTTAGCTCTTCTTGTGTAGTAAGATTTGCAAACGGGTTTTGTTCTTGCGGTATTTCCCTAGTTGTCTGCTGAGAATCAAATTGCTTGGCTTTTTCCTCAAGGGCTTTGTTCTTTGCGGTTAGTTCCCCAATCCGTTCAAGAAGTCTGCTCTTGCCTTTTTTCGCCAGTTCTTTGATTTGCTCTGGAGACAAATCCAACAGGTCTATGTCACTCGTAGATTCTTCCTCTTCCTCGGAATCCTCCTCTGGTTCCTCCTCCGTTTCAGCTTCCTCAGCAACCTCTTCGGCTTCTGGCTCTTCTTCTTCGGTGGATTCCTCTTCGATGATTTCCTCGGTTGGTTCCGGCTCCACATTACCCCCCAAGCGTCGAGAAATCATTTCCTCAAAACTTAGGTTTTCTACACTGGTTTTATCGTCTCCAGCGGTTGACGTATGTTTATCTTGCATAATTAGTCACCAGTTAACGCCAGGCGGCGGCGAGTTCAAAAGGAAACAAGCAGATAATCCTTGCAATGTCAAGCGGTTTAGTCAGGATTGAAAATACAACGCAGTTTTTTCAACATTCAGTCAACAAAAAACCACCCTCCCTAGGAATACCCAAGGAGGGTGGCGACACAAACACACATGAAAACAAGAGACAGCCGAGTCTCCTTCGCAAAAACTACACGCTTTTCGCGTCGTGTCAATGCGCTGTTACTGAAGCACGGAAAGCAACTCGTCAAATCTGGCAATTCCCCCGGCAATCTTCATCACCTCGTATGGGTCTGTTACAGGGCCAAGGTCTGCAAACATCCTGTCACGTTCATCGCGGATAAATTGCACGATCACCTTGTATTCGTCACGGTCACGCAGTGTGTCAATGGCTGCGTCTAGTTGTGGTTTTGGTAGCATGGTGGTTACTTGCGTTTTTCTGCGCGTTTGATTTTGCGCTCTTGCTTAAGCATCTCAGTAGTAGGCTTCTTGCCGCTACCTCTGGCAGCACGGATGTTGTCCCACATCCCGCGTTTCGAGTAGCTTCCGTCTTTTCGTTTGAGCATCTTGTTTTTCATGGTTATTTCATTGATTTGCTTCCCCGGCACTTCCATTTGCGCCTCGATAGGTTATTAGGTGAGTTGGGGTCTGACTTCCAGTCGCCTTTGATCTTGGCACTACGAGCGCAATACGCATCGCCTTTGGCCGTGCCGGGACGAATCCTGTCGCCGCCATCTTTAGCAGGGCCAGCTTGTCCGTAGCGGACTGTGCGTGTCCTCCCGGTCTGTGGGTTCTTTACCACCTTTTTGAACCGCTTTTCCATTACAGCTTCCCTTTCTCTTTGAGGCGTTTTCTGCGTTCGTCACGAAGCTCCTGCTTTTTCCCCTTGCGTAGTCCGTTAAGGCGCATTGCCTTTGCCTTGCTGTCTTTATTGCTGCACTTTCCTTCTTTCATTTCTTACGAATCCTTGGCATTTTGGTTACTTCCTTACGCGCTTTTTTCACTGGAGCGTTTGGGTCACTTTTCTTACGCATGTCTTCACGCAGTTTCCTGCGAAGCCACTTTGGGTTGGTTACGCTCATTGTGCCATTCCTTGAGTTTGCATTCCGCCCATTTGTGCAGGTGCAGTCCCTAGCCTGCCGATTTCAGCATTCTGTGCTTGTTGCATCTGGAAGTTTGTTTTTATCCAACCCTCAACCCATTGGTCGCGCATAATCATTTCCTGTGGAGATGGAGGGGCGTCATGTTTAATCAAATTTTCTGATGCCCATAAAGGACGAAGATTTGTGAAATGAGAAAATACACGGACATCCTTTTCGTTTTTAGCAAGACTTATTGGAAAGAAATGGTCAATGTGCCAATCACCCCTATTCTGCCAACTCATTCCGTCAATGAATTGATCTTCTAGAAACCGCTTGCAAATATATGGGTCTGCTCCAAGAATCCGCCTAGATGGGATGGACTTGTTCGTTCCGTTTCTTTTTTTCAACGCCGCCAATCGCATCCTTGTTAAGAATTTAATGGCGTAAATCGGATTATTTTTCATTTTGATCTTGTGGATCTCAACACGTCTTTTCTTTACTTCAACCCGACTTCCTCTTTTCTTAGCTTTTTCCTTTATATTTATTGCGTATTCTGGATTTGACTTGAGTTTTTCTTTTTTTTGATTACGTAAAGTCTTCCTCCTATTATCAAAGACTTCTTTTGAAACCCAATACTCTCCGTTTGGATATGTGGGACCTCGCTGAACAAAAACAAGGTTATTTATTGGGTTTATGTCTCCGTATTTAGGCATTATTGTTGATTCATGTCTTGAAGATTTATACCACCCATTTCAGCGGGAGCAACTCCAATTTTTCCGATTTCAGCATTCTGTGCTTGTTGCATCTGGAACTGGTAGGCTCCGGCATACTTCTGCAAGCGACCCGCAAAAGCCTCGTCAGACTGCGCCCGCTGCATAATATCGGGTTGCTGGACGTATGCCTGCACCATCTGCAATGCAAGTTGCGCCCCGTTCGGTTGTGCCGGAACCTCAATGCCAGAGTAAATCTTGGCAAGGTCATCGGTGACTTTCTTCTGCACCTTGTCTTGAGCTTCCTCAGCAGGCTGAAGCACATAGTCCGCAAAAATTGGGTTAATGCTCGATGCGGTAAATTCCAACAGCTTGTCCACATCAATGCGCCCGTTGCGGTCTAGCTGCACCAACGAAACCATGTTCTTAAGCTGCGTCTCTGCCGTCTCTGGGTCGGTGTTCTGCGAGTCAAACGCCACGGTTATGCTGAAGTTATCGTCGGGACTGCCTTTCGTCATCACCTGTGGGTTGGGATTCCCCGTCACCTGGAAGAACACCTCGTCCGGTCCCATGCGCTGGAATAGCTTCCATGCCATCGCCAGAACGTCACGAACGTGATCCAAGAATTTGTTGATGATGAACTGCTGGCGAATCATTGCGAGTGGCGATTCGATGTCCAGTCCCACGGCGCGATTGGCTTGCAGTGTCATTGCGTTTTCAATCTCAAGGCTCCCTGCGTCCATCGGGGGTGTTGGCCCCCACGCAACCTCACCAAGCCGCCTGTAAGGGATTCTACGCCCCGGTCCCCAGTCTGACGGCGGGCGACCAGCAGGGTGCATCAGAGGCGGCAGTGTGGCCAAACTAGCCCTGTCAATACGACTGTCACGCTCCGTCTTGATTTGCAACTGCGCCCCACGCAGAATGTCGGCAAACGACATGGTTTCGTAAATGCGCTTCTGGTTGGTTGACAGCCGGGTAAATACAAACGGGTAGTCATCGTAGCCATTAAGCAATTCAAACTTGGCATACCCTTCTGTGTTCGGGTTGAACACGGTGCAGTAAATCCCTTCGCTGCCATCCTCTTCGTCAATGAGACGTTGGTAGGCATACACCAACATCACAAGGTCATTGTCATCGGTAAGCGGCATCCTTGTGACGTTCTTTTGCTTTTCACCGTCAAGATACAACGAGTCTTTCCCTCGAAGTGTTTTGATTGCTTCTTCCACCCAGTCTTCATCCCACCCTTCATTGGCAACCTTCTTTTCAAGTTCCTGTGCAGTAAGGAATGTCCGCCAGAAAACATACGGTGCGCGTTGTGGGTCTGCCGTGTATGCAGGCATAAAAACCTCACCGTCAGGGGCGCACGCTTCTACAACAGGGCAATCCACGGTTGTGCGTGCAATTGGAACCTCGGTGATTCCCTTCTTGCGAAGTTCTTTGATGGCACGCTTTGCACGTTTCTCGCTCATGTCTGGAAACGCTTGGAATAACATTTGCATTACAGACTCGTCATCTGTTCCAGAGGCAATAAGCTGCGCCAAGTCTGGTGACAGGTTGTTGATTTCCTCTAGCGAGACAATCTGCCGGAATGTGCGCTTCTCGCGCTTCCAGCCAACGTAGGATACCATCAGTCCTTTTTCCAGCAGGTAGTTTGCGCCCAATTCCATCTGCTCGCGGAAGCCAGGAATGTAGGAACTACGCATCCATTTGAGAAAAGCGGAAACCACGGCGGCACGGGGCATGCTGGCCATAGATGTTGGAAATGCCTTTATGTGGCTCCGCTGAAGTGCTTGGTCAAGGATGGCAACAAACGAGTCAATTCGCTCGCCAATGACATTGACCTCCATGTCAGACGCACCTTGCCACGGGAAAGCATTTGCGCCTTGCTTCCGTAGGTCTTCGGTTTTCCCATCCCATTGATTCCGCCTGTCCTCGTAGGCACGGAGGCATGTCTCAAAGTATTCCTCCAAGTCAAGCAGACATGTATCATAGGCATCACGAAGCGCATCTACGCTGGGTTTGTTCTTTGCGTAGATTGTCGCTTCTTCAAATTCTGCAATATCGCTCATTTAACGTAGTGGTAATGGTTTTCGCTGGCGCATCCCACATTAGCAACTTTTACGACTTTGCCAAGCAGTTTATCCCGAATGCGTTGTGGACACGCAACTTGCACAAGCGTCTGCGACATATCTGGCACGCCGTCTATACACGGAATAGCCATGACAAATCGCGGGTTCGGACATAGCCTATACACCTTTACCTCAATAATTGGCGGGTAGCTCAATGGGTCTGCCTCCGCTTCCTCAAGGAACTTTTCAGCCACTTGCTCTTCGGTTTTCTCCACGAACATCTTCTTTGCGGGTCTGCCGCGCTTTTTTGTTGTTTTTGTCATATCAGTATCCTCCACTTCCTTGTCTTGTTGTTCTGGTTCTTGTTTCGTCAACATGGTCAATTCCTGCGATTGCAGCGTATCTTACTACGTCAATCGGGTCTTTCCACGCTTCTTTCATTCCACCTTCGCCCGTGTATTCGGACAACGCAGTGATAATGTTTTCGCAGTCTTCTGCAATGTAAAAGTGAGGGCGGTTGACGGAATCCAACGGCTTGGTTGTGTCATACGCCATTTTGCTGATTAAAGCCTGCAACCCATCGTCAATCTCCATCCCCGGTGCGGGAATACACACGATTTCGTAGTCGTTCAAGTCCTCGATGATGCTGGATGCACCGTCTGCCGCCTGATACTTTGCAGCACCCAATCGCGGGTCAATCAATCGCTCAAAGATTTTTTCCTCGCCTTCAAGCTCACGGATAGTGTCAACGTAGTCGCGGATGCCGAATCCCATGCCCTTCGCCCCGGCTCCAGGAGACCACTTGCCACCACGCCACTCTGCCCAATCGCCAATGCATACGTCAGGCCACTCACGATAAACGTAGAACGTCCCTGTAGCATCCACGGCAATCCACGCCATGAACCAGTTTTTGTTCCCGGCAGGGTCTATTATGTGGTATCTAGTCACTCCTGTCTGTGGAATCATCCCGCTCGGTATCACGTTCACCGCCTTGTTGAATTTCGGGAATTTCGTAGCGTGTGACTTTACTGGCACGCCATAGGCACGGATCAAAATTTCTTCCCTTGGGCGATTCCGTAGGTCTTCTGCAATACGCTCGTAGCCACCAAACGGGTTGTCCTTGGAGTGGAAGTAATGGACGCTGGCGTTGCGCTTCTTGCTTCTTTGGACGTATGGCACAAGCTCCCCGTTGAGCAACTCTGCCTCGCGTGTCTCGATGTTCGTCGCGCCATCCAGATACTCCTTGATTACCTCGGTGTAGCCGTCGATAGGTGTAAACGTCACCAACATCTTGGCATTGCGCGTAGCAAGGCGGAAACGTAGTGTGCCGATAAGCTCCGCACCTAGAAGGTATTCGTCCAACCAGACGCCGACGTTGTGCCACTTGGGTTCTTTGCATCCAAGTTCCGCGCCTTCTAGGATTGTCGGGTTGTTTTGGTATTGAGAATACGTCTT